TCACGGCCTGGCGGTACGAACGAGACGGTGGCCTGCCGATCATCAGGCTCTACAACGGCAAGGTCAGGGGCTCGAGGGCCGAAATATCAGCCTGGATCATCCTGCAGGGGCAGAAAGCGCCTGCCGTGAAAGAAGTTGAAAGGTTTTGAAATAAGTTGAAAATTGCACTTTTTCAAAACACCTTCCACAATCCTGCCAAGCGCCCGGATCATCAGCGGGTTCCCAGCAAATACAAAATCTGAGCCGTTGCTACATGATTCCGGGCACTCCCCATGACGTCAAGACCGAGCGCAGAAGATGCTAAGGCAGTCGGAAAGGAGATTGAGGCAAGCCGCCCTCGTTCCGTTGCGGATGCCCTTGCAAAGCAGCGCATCGACATGGATTCTCTGGCCGGCGACCTGAAGCAGGAGCTCAAAGCCAAAGAGACAAAGATTATCGCCTTCGATGGGATTTACAAGGATCTGAGCGAGATCATCCTGATGGCTGCGGCCGGCGGAACGACCAATGAAACGCTAAAGAGTATCAAGAGGTTGGCGGCTAAGGGTTCCGTGCGGATCCTCGGCGCCTCGGGCGAGAAGACGCTGGTTGCAATCGACATGGTTAATTGGGGCGTCAGGCAAAAGGCCAGGATGGACGCTCAGAAGCTCCTGGATATGTACCCGGTCGAAACCAAGAAGATCCAGCTTGACGAGGGAACGCTGAGTGCAATCCTCAATGGACTGCCAGCCGGAGTGGGTGAGGCAGTACGCGCAGAACTTGGCCGCGTTATTTCCGAAAAGCGTAGTTGAGAACGCGCTTTCGGTGGCGGCGAGCTTCGAGGCCTACCAGGGCGACCCGGTAGGTTTTTGCGAGGCTACCTTCGGCGAGACCTACACCGACGACGTCAAGACGATGATGGAATCGGTGAGGGACAACCCGGTCACGATTGCCAAGAGCGCCAACGCCACGGGAAAGACCCACGGAGCGGCCCGCGTTGCCGCCTGGTTCATCAAATGCTTCCCCGATGCCCAGGTCTACACGGCCGCGGCGCCCCCCGAGGACAACCTCCGCCGGCTGCTGTGGGGTGAAATCGGCAGCCTCGTCAACAAATTTCCCGACGTCTTCTCAGAATTCAAGCAGAACGTGCTCCACCTTGAGCGTGGGCCCCGATCGTTCCTCACGGGCGTCACCATCCCCACGTCAGGCGATACGGCCATCAGACAGGCCAAATTCAGCGGCAAGCACGCCCCTCATCTGCTGTTTATCCTCGACGAAGGAGACGCGATCCCCGACGAGGTTTACAAGGGCATCGAATCGTGTATGTCCGGCGGCCACTTCCGCCTGCTGGTCATGTTCAACCCACGGGCCGAGGCGGGCCCGGTCTACCGCATGGAGCGCGACGGCCTGGCGCACGTCGTTTCCCTGAGCGCCTTCCATCACCCCAACGTCATCGAGGGCCGGCTCGTGATTCCAGGCGGCGCCGTCGACCGCGAGACCACCGTCCGCCGCATCAACCAGTGGTGCCGGCGCCTCAATGACAAAGAGCCTCGGGAAACCTCCGAGTGCTTCGAGCTTCCCTCCTTCCTCGCAGGGGCTACGGCAAGGGACCAACGGGGCAGGTCCCTGCCGCCCCTCGAGCCCGGATGGTACAAAATCACCAACCCCGCCTTTTCCTACATGGTCCTCGGCCAGTACCCGGCCCAAGGAACAAACCAGCTCATCTCCCGAGAGTGGACCGCGGCCGCAAGGTCCCGCTGGGATCTCTACGTCTCGAAATTCGGCGAGGTCCCTCCCAAGGACGTCTCGGGAATCATGGGCTTCGACATCGGGGAATTCGGCGACGACCTCTCGCAGGCCGTCTTTCGCTACGGCGGCTACGTCGAGCGATCGTCAACGGATACCGGCTGGGGCGGCGTGGACGTCATTGAGACCGGCGACAAGGGCAGCCTGCTCTACCACAGCCGCAACCTGCGGGCCGTGGCCGTCGATGCCAACGGGGTCGGGGCCGGCGTGGCTCCCCACATGAGGCGCCTGCGGTGCAACGCCCACGGTATCAAAGTCCAGGAGAGCCCCACGGAGCTTCCGGAAGAGCGGGAGCTCGGGGAATTCGGCATCGTCAGGGATCAGCTCTGGTGGAAATGCCGGGAATGGCTCAGGACCGACACCGGTTCGATGCTGCCGCCGGACGACGAACTCCTCGAAGAGCTGCACACGGCGACCTACGAGATCAAGGGCAAGAAAATCAAGATCATGGACAAGGACACGTTCAAGGAGCTCCTGAAGCGCAGCCCGAACAAGGCCGACGCCCTGTGCCTTACCTTCGCAACGATCCAGGCGCAGGCGCTCCCGTTCGCGGTGAAGCCGGCAAAGAAGGTGAGCTTCGCATGGTGAGGGACAACTGATGCCAACCCAAGGCCTCATACCTCGAGGAACCGAGCAGGCGCAACCCATCGTGGCGACCGGGAAAACCTATTCCGAGCGTCCGCTGATCCGACGCCTCACCAACGAGGACATCGAGAAGCAGAAGGAGACCGAGGCCCAGCGGGCTTTCGAAGCACGCCAGAACCGGCCCGTCATCTCCGCCCTGGCTTCCCACATCCGGAGCGCCTTCACTTCCGCCGTCAACGCCAAGTCCACGGTCATGCAGCGCGGCCTCATGTGCCTGAGACAGCGCGAGGGCATCTACGAGGCCGACGTCCAGCAACTCATCAAGCAGAGCAACGGCACGAACATCTACATGATGCTCACCGACGTCAAGTGCCGGGCCCTGGAAAGCTGGCTCAAGGACATCATGCTGCCGGCGGGAGAGAAGCCCTACAGCATCGAGCCTACCCCGATTCCCGACATCCCCCCGCAGCTGGTCCAGAAGGCGCAGCAGGCCTTCGTCCAGGACTACATGGCCCGCGTCGCCGTCCAGGCCGGAATGGACCCGACACAGGTCACGGCCGACATGATCACCGAGGACGACTTCCGGCAGGCAGCTGAGCAGTTCAAGGACGAGCTGCTGAAGCAGGTAAGAGCGCAGGCCAAAAAGGACGCCGACGCCATAGAGGACAGCGTAGACGACGAACTCGTCGAGGGCAAATGGTATGAAGCCCTGTCGGAATTCATTGAGGATTTCTCCACATACCCCACCGCCTTCATGGAAGGTCCGATCTATCGCCGGCGTTCCGTTCTCGCCTGGGAGCCCATCCAAGGCTCAATGATGTCGCGGATTACGGTTACGGAGAAGGTCGTCAAGGAGTACGACCGCATTGACTTCTTTGACGTCTACCCCTCGGCCGGCGCCCGGACGATTCAGGACGGGGATCTGTGCATCCGGAAGCGCTACACCCGCCGGGACCTCGAGGCCCTGCGCGGCGTCGAGGGATATGACAGCGACGCCATCGATCAGATCCTCAAGCAGTATGCCAACGGATACCGGGAGTGGGTGGCCTACGACACGGAGATCGCCGACCTGCACGACCGGCCCAACGAGATGCAGGACCCCGAGGGGCACATCGACGGCATCAAGTTCTTCGGCTCCGTTCAGGGGTTCATGCTCCGGGAGTGGGGGATGGAGGCCGCGGACGTGCCGGATCCCTACCGGGAATATCCCGTTATCGCGCACTTGGTCGGCTCCTACGTCTTCGGGGCCCGCCTGAACCCTCACCCCCTCGGTCGGCGCAACATCTACTCGGCCTCTTTCCGCCACAAGAACGGCTCGGTGTGGGGCAAGGGGCCCCCCGAGGTCATGCGGGACGTGCAGAATATCTGCAACTCCGCAGCCCGGGCGATCTGCAACAACGCGGCCGTGGCATCGGGCCCCCAGGTTTGGCAGCTCGTCGACCTCATCCCGGCCGAGTGCGACCGGACGAACATCTACCCCTGGAAGATTTGGGAATTCTCGTCGGAGAAGATCAAGTCGGCCTCGCAGAAGCCCATGGACTTCTTCCAGCCGCAGCTCATCGTCGATCAACTCCTGAAAATCTACGACTATTTCTTCCAGCAGGGCTCCGAGGTTACGGGGATTCCGGCCTACATCTACGGCAACGAGAAGGTCGGCGGGGCAGGGGCTACGGCCTCCGGCCTCTCCATGCTGATGAACGCCGCCGCCAAGGGGCTGAGAAACGCGGCTTCGAACATCGACAGGGGCGTCATCGCTCCTTCCGTCGAGGAGCACTGGCTCACCATCATGCTGACCCAGCCGGACAAGGCCAGGGGCGATTGCCGGATCAAGGCCCGGGCCTCCGAGTACCTCATCCAGCAGGAGCAGCTTCAGATCCGCCGCAAGGAATTCCTGGATTCGACGGCCAACCCCATCGACATGCAGATCATCGGCATCGACGGCCGCTCGGAGCTGCTTCGGGAAAACGCGAAGTCTCTCAAGATGGACCCGGAAAAGATCGTTCCTCGCCGGGAGGACATGATCGCCAATCAGGTCCAGCAGCAGGTTCAGCAGATCGTCGTGAAGCTCTCCGGGGCCCTCGGGGTGCCGCCGGAACAAATCGTTGCGCTTCTCCAGGCGCCGGGTCCTGCCGGGGGCCCCCCGAATCCGGAGAAGCCGCAGGAGCTCGGGCCGGACGGGCAGCCCATGGCCGGAAAAGACGTCAGGCAGTTCAACGCTTAGGAGGTTAAGCGATGGAAGAGAAACAGAAATTGCCGCGGTGGAAATCCCACAAGGAAGTCGAGGCGTTCAAGATTGAAGCCGTCTTGTCATTTCCTCAGCCTGGCGGGCTCACGACGCTCGTTTCAGTGGGCGATGGATTTCGGGTTTACGTCAACGACGAATATGTCAAAAAGCACAACCCCCAAATCGGCGGCTACTATGTCCGCTATGCCGACGGATACGAGAGTTTCAGCCCGGCCGAGGCTTTCGAGGAAGGGTATGTTCCCTTGGTCGCCGCCGGGATCGACACGGGGAAAAAGACGGCGAATCAGGTGGCGAAAGATCAAATGCCGGTGATTTGCGTAGACAAGGACCGCCTCAAGACGGTCCTGCTTCACTGCATCGGGAATTCCAGAGAGTGCCCGAACTGCCGTGAGGCATTTGTTCCTCAAGACATGGCGCAGAAAGAGGCATGGGCTTTCTACGGTGAAGTCTTTGGCAAGCATAAGCCGGCCAACGAATTCGAGCGAGTGGCCTTCGCCAAGATCGACACAGAGGCTCTGGACGAAATATCGAGCGGCCCCATTCATCCCAGCAGGGTCACTATGGTCAAGCCGCCCCTCGGCGTCATGCCGCAGCGAATCTGGAAGGAAAAGCGGATCGCGGAGCTGGCCAGGGCGATCACGGAATACACGTCTGCACCTGATGCCCCGTTTGCGAGCACTCCGACTGTTCCCTGGGTTGCGGAACTCCTACAACTCGTTTCGGAACTGGACGCAGACCGGAAGGCGGTGCAGCCATGAGCGACACCTACCAAAAGAACATGACCCTGGACGAAATCGCCGCCAACGACCTCGAAATGGTCAAGGACGCGATCAAGAACGCCAAGAAGTACAGCTTCGGCCACGACGCAAAGAAGGCCACGGCCTTCGTCCGGCACTGCCTGGCGCGAACCCTGGTTGGCCTCGGCATGACGCACCCGGCGCCCCCGCCGAACGTCAACTCCCAGCTGGCCAAGATCCGGCACGCGGCCAAGATCGACAAGGCCATGAGGGAAAAGCAGGTCAAGGTCGAGCATCGCAACAAGTACCGGGGCAACGATATGTGGCGCTGCGGGCTCTACGTCTATCAGCGAGACGAGCTTGTGGCGTTCATCTCCGACGTCCTGACCGTCCGGCAGACGGAGTATGACCCCATCAGCCAGAAGATCGGCAATGAGAACGTGGGGTTCATCGTCATCACCAACGCCCAGCTTGAGGACACCAAGCGGATCTTCCTCGTGCCGGGCTTTTCGAAGGGGAATTAGGAGGTTGGGGGCATGCCAACAGAAAGAGGCATCATAGACAAGGCGGCCGATCAGTGCGTGAGGGCTATTCTCTACGGCGGGGCCGTCAAAGCCACGAAGTACATCAGCGAGAAACTGACGGTGAAAGCGACCCAAATTCTTTACAAGAAGAGCAAGCCGAGTCCGAGGGCCATTGAGATTCGCCTGACGGCCAGCCGACCGAACTATGAGGAGCGGGCTTTCATCAAGACGCTGAAAAAGGCGGGCGAGCCGTTCCCGGTGAAGAAAGTCCAGTTGAAGATGCCCAAGTGAGGCCCTGATGATCTACGTCCCGAACCACGACCCGAACGTGACCCTGAGCGTCCTGTCCTCGCTCTCGCGGTTCTCGACGCTGCCCGAGACCATGGGCATGCGGGATTGGCTCAAAGACGAGCTCAGGCGCCTCGACGAGGCCAACCGAATCGAGATGGACCCGGACGTCTTCCGGCAGCGGCAGGGGGCCTGCCAGGTCCTCCAGGCGCTTTTCAGAATCGCCGACGAGGCAGACCGGACGATCGACAAGATACGCGCAAATCAACGCAAACCGTAGTGGGAGTAGGCCGCACGCTCATTCTCCCCTAAATTTAGCGGTTCAGGAGCAACACAATGAGGTATGAAGAGTTTTCGGCAGGCAAGCTAAGGCTCGGCAAAGAAAAGGAAACGATCACCCTGTCCTCGTTTGACACAATTCCGGCAGATGGTGCTTCCGGCTACAACCCCGGCAGCCTGCTCATTCTTCCCGATGCAGTGCTCGGCATGACGCCGATGTGGATGAACCTCGGCACAAAAACATCCTGCAAGTTCCGGCCCGTCGGCCCGCAGCCCGGCTACGGATTCTATCGGGCTGGCGGCGGGATTGCCTCGGCTGGCGGTGACACCACGGAAGTTATCACGATCAGCGATGCCATGAGTGAGTGGGATATTGGAATCGTCGGACATTCGGTGAGTAACGACACGGACAATATCGTCTCGGCGATCATCACCGACAAGACCCTGACCATCGTAGGCTCAGCTGACCCTTCTACCGCTCACGCCTACAACTACGGCGTGCTCCGGCAGGGATGCGTCCCGGAATTCGACATCGTTTTCGCCGGCACGCACACCTGCGTCGGTGGGGCGGCAGCGGAGACCATCACCCTGACGGGTGCCCTCGCAACCGATATTGCTTTTGTCACATACGGTGCAACCAACGATACGGACACCATCGCCAAGGCTGTCATGACGGAGAATACCCTGACGGTGACGATGTCCGCCGACCCCGGCACAGCTCATTCGCTGCACTACATGGTGCTCAGGCCCCGCGGGACAGGATCCAGGAAGCCGACGCATTACATCGCCTATGCCGGCCTCCACACAACGCTCGGCGGTGCCGCGGCTGAGGCCGTGACCGTAACCGGGGCGCTGGCAACGGACATCCCGATTGTCGGCTACTCCGTGACGAACGATACCGACACGATCCTGAAGGCCGTGATGACGGCCAACACGCTTACCGTGACATGCTCGGCCGATCCGAGCACGGTCCACGGATTCTGGTATGTGATTCTGCGAGCTTACTAACCCCGTCGCAGACCGAAAGGCGCGGCGAGGGTAAATAAAACAAATGGGGAGACGCCACAGGCAGCCCCCGAAAAGGAGTGAATCATGGCAATTCCAGCGCAAGTTCAGGCTCAGGGCGATCGGGCGGACGAGCTCCTGAAGAAAGTGCAGGCCTCCCCGGAGACACCTGCACAGGGAGACCCCTCGAAACCTGAAGACCGGGACAAAGGCAAGCCCGCCCCCCAGGCGGAGACTGTGGACAGTCTGAAGGCGCTGCTGGCCGAAACCCAGCAGAAACTTGCGACATTGCAGGGAAAGTACAACAGCGAGATCCAGGCGCTCAAGGACGACGTCAACCTTCTGAACAACCTCAAAAATCAGGTCCGGACGCTCAACGGCCAGATTTCGGATTCCAACGGGAAACTGAACGAGGCCAACCGGCTCATCGGAGAGCTGCAGAAGCAGATCACCGAGAAACCGGCGGTTCCGGCAGACGACGGGAAATCCGCCCTGTCCTCGCTCTCCGAGGACGACCTGGAATATCTGAGGGGCGAGGGGTTCGACGACAAGGCCCTCGGGATCCTCATCAAGGCCCTCTCGAAGAAAGATCAGGCGAAACCTGCACAGAACCAGGACGAAATCGCCGAGATCCGGAAGGAGCTCGAGACGAAGAAGGTCAAAGAGTTCTGGAAGGAAATCAACGAGAAGGTGCCGGATTGGGAGCCCATCAACGGGAGCGACCCCTTCAACGATTGGCTGGATCTGCGGCTGCCGTACAGCAACGAGACCCGGCGTGACCGCCTCCAGGCGGCACAGAAGGAATCGGACTACGCGACGGCCATCCAGATCTTCAACGACTTCAAGCGCGAGAATCCCGCTGCAGCAACGCATAAACCGGAGCACCGGATCGACCCTGCCAAGCAGATCGAGCCGGCCAGCTCCGTTGTCCATCAGCCCCCGGCGGACGGGAAACCGGCACCCGCAGGGAAAATCTACACGCGGCAAGAGGTTCGAGAATTTTACGCGGAACTCTCCAAGGCGGCGGCCAAAGGGAATGTCACGGACGAGATGAAAAAGACCGACCTGGACATCATCGCGGCCAACGCGCAGGGGAGAATCCAAGGATAGACCCGGGTCTGACGAGCGTGAGCGGGGGTCGCCGACACGGCCCCCGGCCCGGTAAGTACCTTGTCGGAGGGAAGCCATGAAAAAGGAGACCAACCATGGCTTACCCCGTATCTTCGGGTCTTACCACCCATTCCGGGACTTACACCCCCGAAATTTGGGCGGGCAAGACGCTCGTGAAGTTCTATACGGCGACGGTGTTCGCCGCGATCTGCAACACGGATTATGAGGGTTGATCGTAATGATTTTGCCCTCGTTAAACGCCCTTAATTGCGGGAACCTCCTGAGAGCCACGGATACGCTACCGGCCAGCGATGGACCGGCGCACCGTAAAAATGCCGTGGATTGGACAATCCGCAGCGAAGCGACCCGGAAACGGGCCGAACGTTCAACGACTACGAGAAGTAGCCTAACCCTTTTCGGTATGGCGAACCTCGCACGAATGGGGCGGGTTATTGCTCTAGCCTTTCTTGCGCTTTTGCTTGTCTGGACCCCTTCCCGCTTTTCCAGTGTGGTGCAGGCGAACGTGATCGACTACAGACATCAATTCAAGGTTGTCGATTCGGTTGTCGGCCTTCCTTCGGTTCTTGTGGTGAACGGCCTCGTCCTCGGTAAGGAATCTGCCAATGTGGGCTTCCATAACGAGACGATGCTCCGGGACATATCCCTTACTGTTCCGGTAAGGGTGCTGGGGGGAATAGATGAGAATGTAGCCGTTATGCTTGGCCTTTCCTGGGTGGTAGGGGTCAACGGGCTTGACGCCGATTTGGGCGCAAATCTGCCCGACTCTTTCCCGGGTAATGCCAAGCAGGGAAGATATTTCCTTCATGGATTTACCTTCTCGAACCATAACGGCGACGCTCTCGGGATCAACGGGTCCACGGCGCGAGAGACCGAAAGATTTCATGTACCTGAGAACGAGCTTTTTGCTGACACCATGCTTATCGGCGACAGCCTGAAGCGTTCCAAGTATACGATAATCCTCAGCAAGGGCTTCTCTGGTAATGAAGAATTTCTTCTCTGCCATAGCGAACCTCCAAAGCTTTCGAGAAGTGTATCACTAAATTTGGAGACACGCAAGAGCAATGATCAAGATATAGTCTGGACTGCGCCGAAAGACGCAGAAGGCAGGATAAAGAGCCTGCCGATAACATCTCTGGAAATCAAGAAGTACGGCGACACGGTCCACATCCGTACCATCCCCGACATCACCATCCGGGATTACACCATCGGCCAGAAGCTCGTGCGCGAGCGGCCGCTTCCCGGCAAGGTGGACCTCCTCATCGACAAGGGCAAGTATTACTCCATCTCCATCAACGACGTCGAGAAGCTCCAGGCGGACATCAATTACGTCGAGAAGTGGACCGACGACGCCGGCCAGCAGATGAAGATCGCGGTCGATTACGCGATCCTCTCGT